GGTGTCCACACTTCGGGTGGGGTGCTGGCGAGTTTCTTACCGAACTTCGAATCAGTGCCGTTGAAGCCCTGACCATCGTTAGAAGAAGCACCGTCGCAACGGGCGGCTATCGCTTGGATAGCGGAAACGAGAATGGGATTTGGTGCGTGAGCGGTGGTTTGCTCTAGAGTCATAGTCATACCCATACTCTACCACGGTTGAGAGGCAAAGTCTAGTTTATTTTGGGAGTTATAGGGAATCTCCTATAACTTAGGCAAAATTGCTTACTTGCCTCGGTTGTGGTGCTTGAACAAGGCTTGCTCGGTGGTGTTAGCCCACTCCGCAATCGTGCGCCAAGTAATTCCGTGTTCACGCAGACGGGTGACGGTCTGGCGACGCTCGATACCCAACTCGACAACCTTCTTCTCGCTATCACGCATTTGCTTGCAAACGTCTTGAATGTGTTGTAGCAGTGAGGCGACTTCGGGCGAGTAGTCCTCGTCAATCGTCTTGCGGGCGGGTAGCGGGGTCATAGGGTCTTTTGGCATAGGAATATTCCTTTCGTGCGGTTTAGTGTAGTCGGGTTTCGAACGGGCTGTCTAGTCGTTTTGAAAGTTGTCGCTTTTTACCAATTCAGCGACCTTGCATTGGTTATCGCAAAACCACTCCCCCGACACAAAAAATGCTCGAAGACGGCAAAATAAACAGTGACCCGCTTCGGCTTCGGTGGGGGTTAGACTTTCCATAACCCCACTATACCTCAATAATGGTAATTTCTAGTGCGTCTCGTCCGAACTGCGGTGCTAAAAACGTCAGTTTGGTAACTATGTTGGCGTTGTCGTCAATTAACACGCCTGCGTCCACAATTCCGTCAATGGCGGCTTTGACCACAGGGAAACACGCCCCTACGTCTTGACGGAAGCGAGCGTTCAGAACATACGGTTGAACCACTACCTCGATTTGTTCCAAATGTGGAACCATTGCGTCCTGCGCCAACTCGCAAAAAATCTGCCGCCAAGATTTCACTACCTTTGCCCGTGCGTGGTGGTGGACAGTGCGTTCTTTGTTGAGCGTGAAATCGGGGCGTTCTTCGTGGACAAGAACGTAGGACTTGGGTTTCTTACTCACAGGCTCAGCACCTTGAATGGCGCACGGACTTGGGCAGTGTGATACGCCGAGGCTTTGAGTGCGGTGGTAATACGGTCTTTGCCCGTCATAGTGATTCCTTGTAGAGCAAACATTGCGGACATTGCCGATAAGCCCCCTGCGCCAATAGCCGCATAGTTTTCACGAAGTCGGACTACCGAGAAATCATTTCCAATCACCCATACACCCGCAGTGCTAATTACCAGAATCGTCGTGTCGTTTTCGGCTTGCGACGAAGAATTGGATATCCACCAACTTTCGAGGTGGTCACGAAGTTTGTGGGGGTCGCCAATAAAAGAATCGTAGGCAATCTCCGCCAGACGAAACCCCCCAGAAGCACCCAGAAGGTAATCCTCAGCCTTCCAAACCTTGATTTCGGTTAGCGACACGCTGTCTTCGTCAAATGCGCCAGAATCTCCGCCAATCCACGCCTGCTTTTTGTCGTGCCAGCCTACGATAACGGTCATAGGGCAAGGATACTAGACCCTAGTGAAATATTTACAAAGGTTTGTTATTTCCCGTTTTTGATTTGGAAGATGACCGACGGGTAGGGGCGTGGGTCGGCAATGTGTTTTTGCGCCCCTGCCTCCGCCGTGGACTTTGAAAAAAACCGCTCTAGCCACCCGCAAGAACACTTGGCTTCAAACATATTTCCCAGCATTTGCGATTTGTATTCCTCAACGGTTGTTGAGTGGTCATCATTCGCAAAAGCGAGGGCGGTCTTTTTCTTAGGGGGCATTAGATGTTGCGCTTAAACAATTCCCAATGGCGTGAACCATTTTTCCAAACAAGAATCCATTGGTCGTAGCACATACGTCCTTCACGGTAGCCCATACATTCCCAAATGGTTCCAATGGTGTTTTGAAGGGGGTCGGGGAAATCGCAGTTGTGCGGAGTGTAGATGATTCGACCCTTGGGCGGCTCGGCGTGGTGGTGCATAGCCTGAAAATGGTTTTCGTGCTTATTGTCCACGGGCTGAAAAACAATCTGCCACGGAAGGTTCTTGTTCTCGGCGTTCCACTTGTTGAAAAATTCCTTGCGGTCTTTATCGTCCATTTTTTCTCCTTGGTAACTTGCTGCGTTCGGTAGTGAAATCGTAGACCCCGATTTAGTATCCCGTCAAGCAGTAGGACGAATTGCAATCCATAATTGCGTCGGGGTAACGGTATAAATGTCTTCCCAATCAAAATAAACGCCGCCATAGCGCAATGCTTCCGCTGCGAGGGCTGAGCAAATCCACGTTCCGTTGCGTCGCACCGAAATAAACCAATCGGGGGTGAGAATGTCCGTGGCAATGCATAGGTCGCTCAAAATCCCATACGGCTTGCCCACCTGAGCGTGAGCAAAGTCAGCCACCCTGTTTGGGTCTGCGCCCTTTGGGGGGCGAACAATACGGATTGACGCACCCGATTCAATCATGTTGTGAAGGTTGCTTATTACCACGCCCTTCAGCGTCGCTTCGGCAATCCAAATGTCGCTAGCGAGTTCACCGACGCTTACAACCACAAAAGCGTGGTTCCATTCGCACTCACGCCACTTCAACTTCTCACCGGCTCGAATCAAGCCGCCTAAGACTCCGGTGGTGTGGGCGAATCCAATATCGCCAACTTTGATTTCGCCTTCAGTGACGAGGCGGGGCATTTTGAGGGAAGCGGTCATAAGCGAGAGCCTACAGGTCATTCCCAAGAATGTTTGGTAAGCCCTAAAGCGTGGGCTTCTTCGGGGTTGTCTTCAATCCAAGTGTTGTGGTGGTTGCAGACCAAAATGATTCCCGACACGTCGAGAAGGTTCTCGTCCGTTCGTCCAGCCCGTGCCCGTGAGAGGATTTCGTGTCCGTTCACTTCGCCCCAGCACATTGTGGGGAGAATGTCTCGGACGGAACATTTCCAATCCTCACGCTTGCCGAAATGTTCTTCAAGAGCGACTCGACGCTTCTTGTTCACTTCTTTACGCCTGTCGCTCATTGGCTTCAAGGCGGTGCGCTTCATTGTCGAAGGCTTGCGCTCTAACGGCTTGCGTTGAAGCGTCTTTGTCTGACGCTTGGAAGCCCGACAAGACTTGCACCGTGGCAAATACTTGTCGGGCTTGTCCTTGCGTTGAATGAACTCGGTGAGGGGCAGTATCTCCCGACACGACCCGCACCGCTTGTTGTCCATTACTCGTCGTCTTTCTGGCGGAGGCAGTAGTTCACCACAGCGACTACTAGCACCACGGCGTTTACGCCCAGCCAAAAGTAGACGACGTTGAGCATTGCTACAGGGTGTTGTTGGCGTTGCTCAGCGCAGTGTTCAAGTTCGTAATGTCGTTGCCGACTGCCGTGCTTGCGTCGCTGAAGCCCTGCGTCATTGAGCCACCGCTCTGAATGTTCGAGATTGACGTAATGCCCTCAGACGAAAGCGTCTGAACGTCGTTAGCCAATTGTTGAACCGCCTGAGTGGTCGCCACGTCGGGTGAGTTTGAGGCAGAGTCCAAGTTCGTAGCGTCATGCGACAGCGTTGCAAAGTCAGAGGTAGCCGCAGAAGCGTCGCCGTTGTTCAGGTCAGCCGTAGTGGTGGTGTAGTCCGAACGGAACTGCGAGAAAATGGGCTGAAAGTTTGCCTTCCAATCAGACCACTGCGACGAGAGGCTCTGCGTCGTGGGGGTGGTGTCCTGAGTCGAAGACGTGCTGTTGCCATTTCCGTTGTTGTTGTTGTTTCCACCGCTCACAGCAGCGACAACCAAAATCACTACAACGACGGCAATGCCGATAGCAATCTTGGCGTTCTTGCTCAGGGTGTTCCAGCCCGACTTCGGTTCAGTCGTCGGAGTGGGGGTTGGGGTTACTTCCATTTTTTCCTCCTTAGGAATTGTCGCCGCTCGGCGCACTTAAAGACTCTACCACAGTTGATTTGAGAAGCGCAACACTACCCGCTTCAAGAGCAAATCCTTTGCTCACAACGACTTGTTGGTCGGACTTCGCTTTGAGTTGTTCATACATTTTGTTGAACTGCGCTCGAACCGTCGCGATGTTGTCTGTCTGGCAGATGTGGTAGTAGCCCAACGTCTTGACGGTCTGGCGAATCAAGTCGTGCGACCAGCGGGGGCGTTGCTCGGCTTGATAAATCCCGTAGCGTTCACAAACTTCGTGGACTTCTGCCCATGCCTCGGCGGTAGACGGGGCAAGAAGACCTTGAATCTCGGCGGACTTTTTGCGGAGAGCCGCCACGCTCGGCGGGCGTTCCTCGGTCAAAATCCATTGCGTCGCTGCTTCACGAATCACGGTGACGGGAATATCTTGCAGTGCCTTGTGAAATACCAGCACGGTTTCTTTAGGCGCACTCCATGAGGGGTATGCGCCCGCGAGAATCGCCATTATCTCGGCTGTCTCTTGCGGGGTGGTCATTCGTTTTCCTCCAAGAACTGTGCGATGCCACTGTAGCCCTTGGGCTTCGTCTTCCTAAAGTCTTGCCCAGCCTGCAGACGAAGGCGGTCATACTGCGCTCGAAACTTCGACGGACTGAGAATGTTCGTAGACCAAAAACTGCTTGCCTGCGCCCAGCGAATCAAAGCCTCGACCTCGGCGGGGTCACGCTTGTCTATGCGAAGGGTCTTTTCCATATCCTGCACCCATGCCTTCGTCACTGTCGGAGGCTTAGAGCCGTTCTCCACAATGAGGTCAGCCAACAACGTCGCTAAGCGGCGAGGCTCAACCCACTTGCCCGTGGTCAAATCGTCTGCAATCGGCTTGTCGTCGTTTGGGTCGTAAATTTCAGCCTCGATAACGACAATGGAATCCGCCCCGAAGGAGGCGGCCTCCTTTTCAGTTCTTTCTACTAACTCAGTATTTACTAATAAATCAGTATTTACTATGTCTACGGTTTTGCCGTATACGGCTGAACCGTTTACGGTTTTACCGTATACGGTTTTGCCGACTACGGTGGATTCGGAAACGTCGTGGACGATTCGTTCCATTTCGCTGAACTCTCCGCCCTTGCAGCGGGTTTGTTCCTGCGTGATGTAGCCAGCCTCTTCAAGTTCGTTGAGGATTCGGTAAACCTTTTCCCGACCCGCCGAGGGCGATTCACTGATGAGGTGCTTTACGTTCACCTTCCAATGGTCGGGCTTGGACAAGAGATAAACGAGAAGCCCACGGGCTTCCCAAGACAGGCGGGAATCGGTGATTGTCGGGTTGCTGACGATAGTGAAGTTCCTACGAAGGGCTGAGGGCGAACGACGAATAGCCACGGTGTCTCCTTTCTGTGTGAGTGGAGTAGAACTCTACACTCAACGTAGGTCAAATGGGTGTAGATACAAAAAGACCGCCCCAGCATTTCTGCCAAGGCGGTCTTTTCGACTGCGGGTCTGCCCTACGAGGGAATGACCTCTTCGGCTTCGCCGTCTCCACCCTCAACGTAGGTCAGAAGGTCAATGACTTCCTGATAACGGGTTTCGGTGAGTTGCGCCACCTTCGGCAAGTTTGCCTCCGACCACGCCTTCTTCAACGCCGACTTGGTTTCGGGGTCGAGGTTGGCAATGCGGTTCTCGACAGCGTTGCGCTTGTTCGAGTCGAGCAACGGCTCGC